AACATTTTAGATACTCATCTATCTGTTCTTGTGTGTATGAGAGTTCTACGCCAGCACGTTTGAGTAAAACATTGTCACGATAACTTTCTTTATTAGTTGCCATTATTCTTCAATTCTTTTACCAATTTTGATAATTCAGAAGTAGATCCGACGAAAATTGCTTTATCGACATTCAAATTACTGTCTCTACTTTTAATGTTTTTCAATTCACGCATTGTTTTCTGCATCATTAAAAGTTTCTCATTTGCTTCTGCAGTATTTTTGATGAGTGTTGCAACAACTTCGAATGCGCGAGGATGTTCTGTTTCAGTAGCGATGCCTAAAAGATGATCAATTGCATCATTGCCTTTTGTGATTAAAGTTTTTAATGTTTTACGCGATTCTTGATAATCTTTTTCGAGGTCTTCTTCCATTTGTTCGACCTCGAATTGTTTAGATATTGTTGTGATTTGATTTGTCGGTTTTATATCAGTTACAACTTTAGCTGGAACATCAAAAACTTCTTCCATATTTTTTTCAAATTTAGACATTTTATGTTATGTTTGGAAATTCTGTTATTGTTGTGTTGTATGTATAATTATTTGGCATTATTACATTCGATGGATTTGGTGTTATTGTTATTCGCACTGTATTGTTTGGAGTGTAATTTATAGTGTTTGCTTTCCACGTAGAATTTGTAATTGTGCCAATAACGTTTGAACCTGTCACAAAATTACCATTGAAATTACTGATTACTAGTGTGTTTGAAGTGCTGTTCCAATCAGTAACATTTCCGGACCAGGTGCTAGTGTCGTAAGAATAACCTTGATAGACTGTTTCGTTGAATTGATAATCACCAAAACCTTCTATAAGACCAATTTTGAAAAAGTTTTCTTTTAGTCTATTATCATCTAATATATTTGTAATTGATGTTCGTATAATTTTAGGTTCAGAAACCGGACCGTATAAGTAACCTTTGACCGTGAATGTTAAAGTCCATATGATAATGCGAACTTTAGAATCAAATTCACCCTCATAATCGATTGTTTGCGTTACATCATTTAGTATGATTGGTATCTGTTTCACGATACCCATTTCTGGAATTAAATTTAATGAAATTGTATAGTCGGGTGTAAAGTATGGAATTATTTTTTCCATCAACTGCGCGCCGTCTTCAATGTTTCTTACATAAGCATACAGTTCGAATTCGAAATCAAAAGGAACAGGATTGTAAACTGCGAGAGTTGTATTTGTTTCGCCGTTACTATATGTGTTTCTTTTGTTTGACGCTAATTTTCTAGATGCGTCATATTTCATATTCACCATTTCATATGACATGATAGGTAAAGTGATTTGAACTTTCTTATCTAAGTTCGGATCATCTTCAAGTCTAGATACATATTTTTCTTTTCCGCCATAGAGGATAGGTACTAGAAACTTTTCTTGTTCAACACCATTAGAATCATATCTTGAGATATTGATGTTGTTGAATAGATCGCCGAAACCGACGACCATTTTTCTTATGATTCTGTGATAACTATAACTCATGATGGCAGACCGAACGGATTAATTTCTGTTTTTACGACAACATCATTTGCTTCATTTTCAATCAATAAGTTGTCATACATTTCTCGTTCTTGCGGATCAGTCAATGTATCCCAAGTTGTAGAAACTCTGAATGTTGCACTGCTTGTGTTTCCTCTGATAATTGCATTGTTTGTAAATGAACCCTTCAAATCTGTAATCTTCAACTTGAGTTCTGATCGATCCCAATATGCAACTGTACCAGAATTGAGCGAAGAACCATTTGCCATGACAGCTTCACCGACAGTATAATTATTGGATGCGTTATTCGCGGTCATCATTAATGTGATGTTATAAGCGTCTTCTACAACAACGTTATCGATTTCTTCGATACCAACATCGATCTTCTCTTGTGAATATTTGAACTTCTCTAGTTCTAGTTTATAGAAATACGGATACTTGTTGCCCAGAACGTAGAATGCTTCCGAGTAATTGACGTAACGAATCTCATATAGTTCACCTCTTTGAGAGAGGAACGGAACGTAAATCAAATCACCTTCTCTCGGTCTAACGTATGTTTGCGGTACCCATCGAGCAAAAGATCGTTTTGCTACGATAACAGACATATTGTTTCTTATCTCTAAACCAAACTTCGAGAAGAATTCTCTTTCACCCTCATAGCCGTCTACGTTTGTCACATACATTTCAAGTGGATATGCAGCATTGAAATGCTTCAGCGGATCTTCACCGTAAATTAAATCACGATCTGATTCGTTAGCAATCGGAATGTAATAACAATCGATACCATTAATCTTAATGGTTTCAAGCATCAAATCTTCAACCAGTCTTTGTTCCGGTGAAGAGTTGTAGTTATTAAAATAGAGATTAGTTGCCATTAGTTTAGATAGAAGTCAACTGGAATTTCATACTTACTTTGCATTTCTTGCTCTAGTTCTTCAATTTCTTTCTCTGCTTCGTCGAATATTTGTTGACCATTGAGCATTACACCACCAGGCAATTGAACACCTGCAAACTTTTTCAAGTTGTTGCCCCAATTTCTCTTGATCAGTGCTGTTGCATATTCTTTGAGCCAACGATCATTCCAAATTGAATCATACTGTGCCGGATCTATGATAGCAAAACACTCTGCTACAACAACTGTTCCCGCTTTCACAGATGTGCCCCAGCCCCAATCACAGTAGAGACGATGCATATGTCTTTGAAAACGGATTGGAACTTCTCCAGTAAACATCAATTCAAGCGATCTTAGATGTTGCATTGTTAACGTGTAATTGATGTATGACGCTGAAGTGAAATCGTACAATTCATTCAATCTCAACTGATAACGTAGATCAAACATGTTAGCTTGATTGATCGTATCAGAGATTGGGAAAATACGTGTAACGCCAATGATATTTACTGAGTTTCCGCTTGTGTCAGTAGTTACTGATGGATCTAAATTGATGTACTTATTTGTAATGTCTGTCGAATTTAACGTTCGAATGTAATAAACTTTTTGTGATGCGTCGAAATGATAGTCTTGCCAATATTGGAGTGCGTCATCGATACGATCTTCAACTTGATCGTCATCGATGTTTATTTCAATCGTCGGAAAACCTAAACGACGAAGGCAATAATCTTTGAATGTTTGTCTATTTGTGATGGATGGCATTTTATTTTATATCATTTCTTTTTAAGATGTTTTCCAAATTTGTTATTTTTTCATTTTGTTCATCTACAATATAATTTAATTCTTTAATACCTTCGATTAATACAGCAACAATGTTACCATAAGAAACCGATAGATATTCTGAATCATTTTCTTTATGTACAACTTCTGGAAGATATTTTTGTATTTCTTGAGCTATGACACCTATTCCGGATCTTCCGTCTCTTTCGTACTTTACACCTCGAATATTTTTTATTGTCTTTAATGCATTATTTATTGTTTCAATATTGTATTTCAATCTTTCATCTGAAGATGCAGTAACGTTGCCACCAACAGTTAAATCACCTGTAGATGCATTAAATGAAAATGCTGTTGCTGTTGTACGAACGCTTGCCGTTTGGTTAGAACCGGCTCCGGCAATAAAAACAGGATAATATGTCGCATTCGCTGTAGTGTTTGTCGCATTAATTGTTGTTGAAGGTCCCGCAGGTCCAATAGGACCTATGGGTCCGATGGGACCCTGTGGGCCAGTAGGACCTCTAGGACCTATGGGTCCGATGGGGCCCTGTGGGCCAGTAGGACCTCTAGGACCTATGGGTCCAGTGGGCCCGATTGGACCTATCGGACCAATGGGTCCTTGTGGTCCGGTGGCACCAAGGTCACCATTTCGACTAAAGCCAACAACTAAAGCGGTTGCATCTGCGGGTAAAGTTCCTGATACATATGCAACGGGAATTTTGTAATAACCAACAGCAACTGTAACAGTGCCTGTAATTCTCCAGGTATTTACAATTGTGCCTGCTCCAGAAATGCTTTGTATCGTCAGATAACCTTTTGTTCCCGATGTTGAATCATCCCAAGTATCATACCAAGTTGTCTGAGTAGATCCAGCCGAATCTAAATTGTCAATGAAAATTGAAGTAACGGATGCTATTGTAGCATTGTTGTATCTTATAACGCCATTGCCTGGATCAGCATCAGTGATTGTTGTGCTAAATGTGTAAGGTGTACCACCTCTTGGTCCTTGTGGTCCAATGGGTCCAATAGGACCAATGGGTCCAATAGGTCCCTGTGGTCCAATGGGTCCAATGGGTCCTTGTGGTCCTGTAGGCCCAATAGGACCAATGGGTCCAATAGGACCCATTGGTCCAATGGGTCCAGGTGGTCCATTGGGTCCAA